CCGTGATCTTGCACGTGGGGAACACCCCGGGGGAAAAGAAGCTTCTCAGGGACTCACCCAACCACCTAGTAGTGGCCCTGACTAGACATACCGCCAACCTCTTCGTCCGCGAGACCGAGGACGGTCTCCTCATGACCTACATGAACCAAGACGTGACGATGGCCATTCTGGCCGACGATTCCGGGACCAACGTGGACTACCCCGAACCTGAGCCCGAGGAAACCACCAGGAGCTTCACCGTCGAAGATCTCACGGTCGGGCAGGACACACCATTCGTCCCCGCTAACTCCGACGTCACAGTGGCGATGATGGTCCTCGCAAAGATCTTCCCGACCGAGGCCATCGTGGAGGACCACTTCAGCGTTGTCACGACCTCATTCCAGAACGACGGAGGGGCATCAGGCGTTGTGCGTCCCGACGATGTCGGTACCGATTGCCTCGCCGACGCCAAGGTGCACACCGTGTATCGATTCCCAACGCCCCAGAGAGTCAAGATTACCTGGTCATCCCAGAAGGCCTTCAGCATGAAAACGCTCTTCGAGCGTTACGCGAAGTCCACCAAGAACATGACGGGAGTCGACATGCGGAAGGAGTCCAAGATGCTGTACCAAGTGCTGAACAAGCACATCGACTTCGGGGTCCACAAGGAATGGCAGGGTCAGGTGTACCTCGAGGCCATCGAGAAGTTCCAGGCCCGTGGCCATGACACGTCCGAGCTGAATGACATCGACTGCTGGACCGATCAGGGTGTGTCCAGAGTCAAGTTCCTGATAAAGCAGCAACAGAAGCCGGACCTCACCTTTTCACCAGGCACGAGGGATAAGGCAGGACAGGGGATAGCAGCGTGGGACAAAACGCTCAACTTCGTCATGGTGGTCTGGACCCGCATGCTCGAGAAAGTCCTGTCCCACCAAGCCACCGGCAGCTTCCACTTCATGACCAAGTACACGGATAAGGAATGTCTCCAGCTGCTCGACACCCTCCAAGTCTGCAAGGACAACCAGAACATTGAGTACTTCGAAGGTGACTGGACCGAGTTTGATTCCTCTCAGAACAACGTCGAGCACGACCTCTTCTGCAGACAGCTCAGAGCTATCGGTTGCCCGAAGAGCCTTTACTACAGGTTCAGGCAGATGATGGACCGTCGCATCGTCGCCGGACCTCTGGCCTCCCTCGA